GTAAGAGGATAATTGTTTCAGATCTATTGTATCATCAACATTTTCTGTTATACCAGTAATAAAGAAATCTGACTTTAAGTCAATATGTGATTGAACTTGCATCTCAAAGTTATTCCACTTTTTCCGGTCAATCGTTTGATTGGTAAACATTCGGGTTGTCATCTCTCCCTCAATGCTCGGTGTAGTTATCAGATCATCGGGGTCCTGTGATCCAGCCGCAACCTCAGTAATTACACGGTCATTGCCCTGATCTAATACATCAAGCCTGTGAATGCCCCCATTTGTGCTAAGAATATAAACACCACGGTTTTCTCCGTCACCGGCTACAATGAGTTTCTTGTATTCAAAATTGCTGTCTCCGACATTATCAACTGATTCCCACTGTTTGTTAAGGAAGTTATAAATAATGATTCGATTATTAAATGAAGCACGGGTTATTTCTGCTGATACGTTTCCTTCTTCGTCAACCGTAACCGTTTCCTCATTAAGGGGAATTGCTAGGTAATAACGATTATCAAAATAAACCCCGGAACTTTTATCCCATAAGTCTTTGTTGATCAACTGCATAGTATTGTTGATTGACTCACTTAAAGGAATTTCATTGCCACGAAGATTATAAAGATCTTGGAAGTTTGCTCCGTATACACCGTTGTCAGATAAAAACAAAACATTGTTCCCTACCTGAATTATACTATCCCGGGCAACACAACCTACTTCATTAGTCAACAACTGAGTTTGAGCTGTGCTAAGGTTACCGCTATTCATAACTAAATGAATGCTGTTACGATTAAATACTAAGAGCTTGTCATCAGAAAAAGAATGAAGACCAACCGTATAGTCAGCGGTGCCAGCATTAAATCTAAACTTAGCATAAACCTGATCATACGTATCTGAGTCAAGAATATCACTAACGGCTATTTCATCTCTTACTCCGGTAGAATATATGTCCGTAAACTCAGTTGGCAATCCGGGATTAATGCTTTTCTGATTATAACGAAAGGGTGTAATTAATCGACGTTGGTGATACACCCCGAACTCAGGTGCAGGCATATGCATAAACCCTAGCCCGATTGACACCTGCCTTTCAAGTGCTACACCCTGTGCATTGGTTATGTTTGTTGTCTGAGAATAAAAAGAAATAGTATTTGCGGTATTATCTACATTAGAAAGCACGTGCTCTGATCCTACTTCTAGTTCAGAGTTTCCGGCATCTTCAATAATTATGGTATTTCCAATTTTAAGATTAGCTATTTCTGGAGCCGTTAACGTTGCTACCACTTCACCATCTGCAATATCAACACTGGTCGGTGATATTATAATTGGTTGTTGATAATCTCCTTCTGCCGCTCGAGTGAAGGTGGGATAAATCTTTGAGTCCCCGGTAACTGTATATGACTCAGTCCCGGAAGTTCCTACGTTGTAGGTAAATCCTGTATCAGTTACACTCGTTACTTCAAATTGACCATTGGGATTAATAGTTCCTGCGGTAACGTCACGTATTTCTACCATGTCTCCGTCAAGTAACCCGTGCTTTAAAAATGTGGTAACATCGACTACCGTGCTTGCCGTCTGAGATATTGTCTTAATGCTGACCGGATCAAAGAACTTTTTGTTTTCAAGTGCAATCTGACTATCACGAAAAATAAACAATCGATTAAATGCCTGAAGCATATCCGACCTTTGAAGAACAACTTCACCTTCAGGAAACCTCATTTCAAATGTTTCTTGATTTGATAACTTTAAAACTAGTGCCGACAAATTCGTTGATGCTACAATGTATTCTCCGTCTTTATCAACATCTGGGTTACTGTAATTAGTCCCGGCACGAACACCCGTAACTGATGCCTCCGAAGGAATAGAAGCTCCTCCCGGGGAAGATAGAGGTGCTGTGCTTAGGACTTCTGTAACCGGGACAAATGGTAAAGTAAACGAAGTTACTAGCCCCTGTGCCGGAGGAAATGTATATGCTCCCGTGCTACCAGTTATTCCTGAATCAAACTTAAATCTATTAGCACCACTGGCAACTGTAATAGTATGACTGCCATTTATGTCAGGAAGGCTTGCTCTAAATACACCATTAATAACAACTTCATCCCCTACTGAAAATCCATGATTAGTTAAAACAACTGTTACGATTCCGTCAGTAGCAATAGAAACTCCTTCCATTACTTGAGGCAAATCACCTATAGTTGTTGAGCCTTCTTCTGCGGCAGTAGGCAAACGGAATACTGCTGATCCTGTTACAAACGGGGCATTTAAAACATTGACCCCCTTGCGGACTTGCCACTCTCCGTTCAAATCAAGGCGACCATTTTTTGATTCAGCTAAAACTCCCGGCTTTAATTGGTCAGGGCGGACACGATTATTAAACCCAGAGAATCCAATCTCTAGGTCTTCTTTCATTTGGTCGTCCTCACGACCGTAGGATCTATACCTTCCGGGCATTATTTATTTTTTTGATTTCGATTAAAACGAGATCGGGCATATTGCATTGCGGTCGCACGACCCATTCTAACGTCCCTGTAGTTAATCGGTTTTGCCGTTACTTTCATTTCTGGCAAGGTTCCGGCATCAGGAAGATCGACACGTTCACTCGGTGTATCCGTTGCACGAGACATATTCTCTTCTTTAATCTTAGCCTGACGGGCTTTTCTTTCCCGTTGCTTTTTCATTTGTACTATAAATCTTCCAGCCATAATTATTTCCTTTAGCAGTTCCAAGCCTTGCGGCTCCAGTAGTTAGCCGACAACTTATTTGATTTACCTTTGATCCCTCCGCTTCTTGCACAGTAGCTTTTTTTCCGTGCCGGACGGTTTTTCTTTATGGTCATGTTAGCATCACCAAACCTGACAACTTTTTCTTTACCTCCTTGGCAAGCCTTGACGACAAACTTCTTCCCACCTTGCACGTCTCTGCGAGGTGAGTTGCATTTCATTTTACTTTTATTTATTGCCACGTTTTACTTTTGCTTTCGGGGTGTTACTTACAAATTGTTTTCCTTTTGCTCCAGCTTTCTTTTTCTTCCTTGCTGTAGCGGCTCGTTCTGATTTTGATAGGCTCTTAGCTTTAGCCATCGGAAGGCAACGGTCGGGATTCTTTTTGTTCTTAGACGTTCCGCAAGGTCCCTTAATCGATCCATCGATTCCAATCCTAACCCAGTTTTGTTGTCTCCACTTTTTAAGCTCACCCATTATTTCTTTCGCTTTTTCTTGCCCTTGGCATAGTTCGGATCCTTGCAATACTTTGATGCCGCCATGTTAGCATAAGCACTAGGATACTTATCAAAAGTCCTACGTGCCCAAGCTATTCCTTTTTTACAAATCTTAGCCATTAGCACTTACCACGTTTCATTTTCTTCTTGGCTGGTGGTCTTCCTCGCTTTGTTCCGTATGTTCCTTTTCCTTGTGGCATAATATTATTTTTTTCTTTTGTTGTGAAAATCAAAGAGGACTTTTACTTTTTCCGTAAGAGCTTCTAGGTTGTAGTGCATTCTAGCTAGCACTATAATTAATGTAATGATTCCAATTAAAACTGGAGTGATGGATGATATGACTTGAAAAAACTCATTCATTTAACTTGAGATGATCCGAAGTAAAAGCCAACAATAGCTAGTGCTGTCTGGCGAACCTCCGGTAGAATTACAAAGCCCTGCAGGGTATCCCATTTAAGGGTCTTGAATAGCCCTAGAAAGCCGTTTGTTTCCCTGCCTACGGTTACCCCTACCTCAGTAAATGCAAAGACGAATGGGGCTACTACAATAGCAAAGAACGTTACTGCTACTAATGCCCGACGAACCCATACACCACCACGGGCGGATGCCTTGTCCGCAGACAGGTCCGCTACGTTCTGACGTTGGATCATTGCCTCAAGGGCACGACCTTGTGCTTCGGCTTGAGTGGCTATGAGTTTCATTATGAATCCTGAAACACCACCGCCTAGCATTGCCAATAGTTCTATGTTCATTTACCAAGTCCTTTCCATATTTTAATAATTGATGATACCATGTATCCAAGTGTAGCCAAGCCTACGAGGAGGCTGACGAATGCATTAATTTCTTGAAGTCCAAGTGTAGCCAAAAAGCCTCCGGTTCCTATAAATGATTTTGTAAATATTTCTTCCATAATTAATTTGATGCTGGTAAATTAACTGTCCATCCTGCCGCTACCAGTGTGTCTTTGTCGGCTAATCCTGCTGATGTAGGGTAGCCATTGCTTCCACTTATGTCTATAATGTTTGGGCTAGTTGTTCCGGCATTAGCAAAGGCATTTAATATTTTATCAACCTCGACTGTGGATAGTTGACAATTACTTGCATAGAATCTTGACAATTTATTTGTTACATCGAAGTCAGATGCTAGGCTAAGATCGTTTTTAAATCCACGATTCCAAGGTTCGCCTGCACCAACGTGATAAAATGTTAAAGCTGTAGCACCTGAGAGATTTGGTATTTCACCGGTTAACATAATCTTGGGATAAATCCTTGAGTATGTTTGCCCATTGTCCTGACCGTATGCTAGGTATGCCTCAATGTTAGTATTACTACTTATATCGTGTATACTTCCTTCAAATGCATTGCCTTGAACTTGATACTTTTTTGTTCTATAATCTACGGCTGGCAGTTCTCCGGTAAATTTATTACCCTGAATAAACACATTGGCAGAAGTAATGTTTGACGGGAATGCCCCGGGAATAGAATTACCTTTAAGGTTAAGGGTAACGTAATGTTGAGTTACTCCATTGTTCCATTTCGGCATTGGTTGATCTATATCTAGATTTTGCAATTTAAGGGTATTGCTAGTAGAAGTTACCGCATCCCAATAAAACTCTAGTCCGTTTAAATTTTTTATAGAACTGGCACCATCCCCAGTGTCCATTCCATTAAAAAATAACCCACCCGCAGTTACGGAAAATACAGTTCCTGCCGGGACACTGCTTGTGTCATAGGTTTTGCTAATCGTAGGAGAACTACTTGAGCTTGTTCCGTCACCAAAATAAACTATCTCAGAACCGCCTTTAGTAAAAGAAAAGGACTCAGAGTCAGCACCACTTGTTACAAAAGAAAACAACCTTAATCTAAAAGGATCAGGAGTAGGTAGGTCACCTGTATCGATAAGACCTGCACCTACGTCCCCAAAGGCTCCGCTCCTTGCCCCAAAGGTTTGAAGGTCCGGTCCGGATAGTAAACTAATTTGAGATGATTCCATCTAGGAAGACATCTCTGTTCCGTATACAATAGCGGTGCCACTGTCAGCAATAAAGCTAGCAACTCGTGCGGCTTGAATGCTTAGAGAGTATGCACGTCCGGCATACAACTTGTGACCGTTTGCTGTGCTTGGAGTAGATCCATCGAGTGTCATAAAGACATCTGCTGTTTGAACGTCAAATGAAATAACATTAGTAGATGGATCAAAGGCTCCGAACTCAACTGCGGCACCGGATGTTACGGATAAACGTTGGGCACTGGCACCTTGTGTTGGACTGAGGTATAGATTTGTAACAAATGAATTAGCCATTATCTTGATTGTGTTGAAACATAAGTAGTAAACTTACGTCGAATTGTATTATTGTTTGAGATTATATCGAGCTTCTCTAGCTCGTTTGCTAGGTAAGAGGTTGCTTTATTTTCTTCGTCCATTGCTTTACTAGTCTGTCCATCCATGCGAAGGAAGTCAGCATAAGTAGCATGAGCCGCGAAGTAGAAAAATTCTTCAGGAATATCTGTTGAATCTTTTGTAAAATCAGAAAATGATTTTTTGTAGGTTACATAAACTGAACTGTCAGTTGTGTTACCTAGGTTCATTACGTGAGCACCGTTCGCATCAACATAAAAGTTATACTCCATAGTTCCTGAATTAAGAAACGGCTGGTCACGATGAATACGTTGGAACTCAGATACAGTATCTTTAAGTGGATTTGTTTGTGTAAACGGGACAACTTGGTCACTAGATATGGTTCTCTTTTCTCCTACAATAACGTAAGGTGTCCACATTGGAGAAGCACTGTAAGCCTCATACAGCCTGCGATTAGCTAAACGTAGAATGTCATTTTCTTCACTTGTAGTAAATGAATCTACCCCGGCTAAGGACCGGACTAGCTGAAATAGATCTGTATAACTTTTAGCCATTAGACTTTGTTAGGAGCAAGCTCAGGCATTTCCTTTTGGAAAAACTTTAAAAATTCTTTGCTGTGCACTTCTTCAGTTCCGTATTGTTGGACCAATCGAAAGTATTCACGAGCAGGTATAGTTGCGATGCATTTACCAAGCACCGGGTGAGTCTTCCCGACATTGGAGTGTGCCTCTTCTTTGGCAACATCAACACGTTCTTTCTCTGTTTGAACTTCATTGACCAAGTATTTGTCAACATATTCGTTTAATTCTGGACTTATTTGTTCTGACATATGTGTAGATAAAAAGAAGCTCCCTGCCCCAGATGGGGCAAGGAGACTTCGGATTGAATTAGTCGATCTGAGTGATCTTACCGTGAGCTTGAGGATGGTATACACCAAGTCCAAGAACACAATCAACGTAGCCACGTTCGCCGCCACCTTGATTAGGCAGACGAGTTGAACCCATTGGGATCAGTTCGTGGATGCCGTAGTACTCAGGGTTAACCAAGTATCCAGTGTTGTTGTCGGTTCCCGTTGCACTCTTAGTCGAAGCAGGCATACAAGCTGGGTTAGCATTGATGATGCTTACGATACCGTGGTCGCTTTGGTAAAGTTCAACCGACAACTTAATCGTGGAAGAACCACCATCGTAGTTAACCGAACGGATTGAATCACCAAGAACACCATTGATACGAGCGAAGTCAGAGATATGACGACGAAGACCTGTGTCAGCAATAAGAGTCAAGCTATCTACGTTGCCTGTTTGGCGGTAGATGCTGGAGATCAAATCGTTGAACTTAGCTTCGTTGAATCCAGTTGTAGCATAAATGCTAGAAGCAGGAGTCTCGTATCCAGCAGGAACTAGATTTGCGGCAGGAGTGTCATCGATGAAAGCACCAAGACCAGCAGTAAGGTAAGCATTAGTGCTTGATCCTACTTGTTTGTCCTCATCACTACAAAGGCGAAGCTCGATGTCACGTTTTAGTTCACGAATTGACTTAGCTTCAGCCTCAGCAAGTTTAGCAGGACCGACAGAATCAGTAGCCTCTTGGAGGTCTGATACCATGTAGTCACGGCGGAACTTTTGAACGTAGTTAGAAGTACGTTCACGAGCGGCGAATGCATCAGTGAATGTTGAAACGTCAGCACCTTCGACAATACCTGCAGGGGACGGATCGTCCAGCTTGTCAAGTGTCCACTCGAAGTTAACGTTACTAGCTTTTTTGCGAGAACCACCGGAGAGAATTGGAGTCTCCTCGGGGGCAAGTATTGACAGGATGTCGGTTAAGTCTTCTCTATTAGAAGCCGCCGATCCCGGTGCAGTTGTGAATGTATTTGAAAAATCAGGCATTGTATTAAATGTTTATTGATTAGATAATTGAAGGGTTCGTAGACGAATGAAATCACTTTTGGTTCCGCTATCACGGAATTGTTGACTTATTGCTTTGATGTTTTGAGCCTTCTTAGATGTAGAACGATCTGATACCGATGCCGAAGGAATGCCGCTTTTAGGAGGATTCATGGATCCAACTGGCTTCCTTGCATACAAACTATTTGCCGCATGAGCAATTAGGTATGGTAGTTGTGCGGAGACTTCGGGCATTACTGATTCAAGTTTTTGCAAACGAGGATCTTGTAACATAGCCTGATACTTTTGGTTAACGTCATTGCTGTCGTCATCCATCCACGTCAATTCTTTTTTAGCTTGTTCAGCAAATGCAGATTTTAATTGCACTGACTGAGCTTGCTCTTGAAGTTGACGTAGGCGATCAGGTAGAAACGTATCCTTTGTTTTACGTGCATTACGTAAAGTCTGACGGACTTGAGCTTTAGTAAGCTCTTGACCATTGGCTTCAGTAACAACGTCTTCAGGTCCGTAACCATCGCTATTAAAAATAAGATCTTCTGCCCATTCGATTACCTGATCCATTTCTTGTGCTTTGCCTTGCAGTTCTTCAACTGTATTCAAATCATTGAAAGGATTGTCTTCGATTGGCTTCTTTGTATTAAGAGGATCTTCAGCTTGCATCTCTGACTTTAAACGAGCAAGCTCTTCTTCGGCTTGTTTACGTTTAGCTGTCAGTTCTCCAAACCTAGCAACGGCACGACTCCCTAACTTTTCAGCTAGTTCCCGTAATTCGTCTTCGGACATATCGTCCATATTCATCTGAGAAAGAACATCATCAGCAGATTCTTCTTCGGTTTGTTCAACCGTTTCTGTTTCTGCATCAACAACTAGGGGTTCTTCTTCAACTGCTTCAGGAGCTACTTCCTCTGTTTGTTGAGTAGCAACTTCTTCTTCAGTTGGGATTCCTCCCAAGCGAGCTTGAGCGAACTCAGCTACACTGATATTTGTACTGTCCACTGAACTTGCGGCTTCAGCGATCTCCGTATTTGATTCGTCTGTCATAATTACCCACTCCTTAACGGCGAGCGATGCCGATGGTTTTTATTATATCACACTTAATTTCTATGCTTCTCAATAAGAGAATCATAATCAACCATGTGTAAAATTTGATCATATGACAACAGTCTACCACTGATCTGTTGTATATTGTCTGAGTTAGCAAGGTGCAGTTCTTCGATGCATTCTTCTCTCATTGTTAAAACAAATCCCATAAAACGAGCAAATGCCTCGTATTGAGATAGTGTTTCTAAATCTGCTTGTATGTTAGTAGCTGGACTCGTTTGCATTTTGTGTATTTACGTTGCCGACTTCTGCCGGAGATGTTCCGATACGTCCGATCTGTGCATTCTCTGCTTGTTGCATTTGGAAGGTATACTGACCCATATACTTTTCTAAACGTTGAGCAAACATTTGATCTTGTTGTAAGCGACTAGCTACATCTTCTTGCTGTGAATATTCTTGTATTAATTGGACTGCGGTTTGACCACCATTGGGTCGAGCCGGCATTTCAATACCTGCAAAGATCTTAGCCAAGTCATCGGTAACTCCACGAATAACTTCGTCTTGAGCAACTTGAGGCGACTGAAGTATACCGTCCGCTAGCACCGGATCAATCGATGATGCGATTGCCGTAAGTAAGTTATCTACATTCATTAGACCGTTGCGATCATACTGAAGCATACCAAGCATTCCTTGTAACTTTTGTGCCTGTGCTTCTGGATCCGTAGTCAATACATCATAATTAATCATGATGTCAAAACTTTCGTTTGGATCTCCCTTAACCATTTGAACTGACTCAGGGACACCGGTAACCCGGAAGAATGTGCTATCAGGTCCAAATCGTTGGTAGCATTTGAATGCCATACGTAGAACCTTAGCATTGTGCTGAAGAAACTTATCGACCAAGAATTGCTTGCGAACACCGCTAATTTGACTGGTTTCATCCAATCCGCACAAGCGATCAGCCTGAGCCTGTTGGGTTTGCTCCATCTCGATGGACCCGGTAGGCGGTGGCGGAGTAGGTGCAAAGTCAATATCCCCCTTGCGACGATAAGGAATGTAACGACCGGGACCCCAATCAGTTGGTGCCTGACCCACTGGGTGAATGATCGGTGGCATTGTAGCAATGCTGTTCCGGTCAATACGTGAATCACGTTCGATCTTAATTTGGTTTTGAATACCACGAAGGATCTGAGGAAAGGTCATCGTATCATACATACGTTTGCTGTCCTCAGATAAACGTGTGACTACCACTGGGTAGTCCTCGTATCCGTTAAGTAATTCAAACTTAGCAAAGCCGGGAATGTCTCCGTCTCCGCTAAACTCTCTGTGAAAGACTGTGCAATATATTCCTTGTGCCCCATCATCCGGATCTACCAAACGTTGATAACCGTAGATAATTTCAATTAACTCATCTTGCTGATCAGTGTTATCAGTAAAGATCATGCTACGATTTTCATCTCGGTCACGATCAACCATAACGTCAGTGGATCCACGATACCTTTCAATGATGTGCTGAACAAAGTCAGCATCCCATCCGTCCGTTAGAACTTTACCTTCTAGTTCTTGTGCTGTGTATGATGTCCGCCAAAAGCAATAAGGTGCTCGTTGCGGATCAGTAACATAACTCGGGAAAAAGAAATCTCCGTCAGGGGAAAGTGTTTTTATTTCGGGTGCATCTACTAAACGGCGGATCAAAGGAAGAACCGTCTCGCTAGTATCGCGAAGTTCTTTGATAGCTTTTTTTGCTGTTTTAATATTGATACCATCAAACGTAGTCTCAACAAAAGCGGCGAGTTCGTCATCGTTACCCCCATCAAGGATGGAGCGATAGATCTCTGGGTTCATTTGTCCTATCTGATCCATAGTTACAGTTTGTTTAAACCGGGTATCTTCCCGGTTCCAACCTACGTATGTAACCATTAAACCTCGTTCTAGTAGATAGTTGGCACCTAGTTCCATTTCTTCGGCGAACCGATTAATGTAACCACTTGTAACCATCCAACGGAGAAAGTTTGAAACGACTTTTGAACGTCCGATGTCATTGATCTCAACGGGGAATGCCCGGATGTTTGCACGGTTAAGTGCTGACATAAACAAAGATACTAAACGTGTAATACGTTCGTCAATAGTATGGGACTCCATGTCGGATGCCCCATCCCAAGGGAAGGCATCTGCTCCATGCTTCCTAAGATCCCGGGACTTACCGTTCCAGAAATTGCGGCGGTCATCATAAGATGTGCGGCACACATCGAAGTATGGTTCTAACTCAACTACCGTCTGGTCGTAAGCACGGCGGAGAGCATTGACGTTTGGTTCATCCCCAACGTATGTTAAGGATTCAAAAATATCTTCGTTCTGCATTTAGTTTTTTTCTAACGGTTGTGATGACCTGATGGACATAGCCCTTATTCACCCCGATTTTATCACACAAATCTAAAGGTTTCATGGGTATGTTTTCTTGGTTGTTGCAATACCTCTGTAGTATCTCCCAAGATAGCAACCGGTCAACCTGTTGGTCAATAAATTCCGGATCAAGAGTTATGTCTTGTTGGGATGTATCTGTAGCTGGATCCTGCATTGTCTGTGATTTCTTCTACCTTAATTGTTTTACCATTTAGTTTGCCCTTGAACCTACGTGGCACAACTACCGGAACTCGTTTGCTTAGTTCATTTAAATAAACATAAACGTAGTTAGGGTTAGGTGCTTGAGTTAATACCTTGCCCACGTAGTAGTTAGGAATTAGCTCCGGTGCCTCTAGTTTATCTTTAACTATACTGACCGCATCCTCGGTTAACCAAGTGTTTTTACCCTTGCCGCTAATATCATCTTCGGAAACATTCTCCTCAATAATAGTAGAGATAGTTAAAAAATCTACCTCTAGTTCTTCTGCTAGTGATGTTGCTTTTGTCTTAGCCATTTAATATCCTCCTGTTGTTTTTTGTGTTACCTTCATGTCTTTGTTGGTAACGTGGTCCGGACCTTCGCCTCGGTTAGCCATACGTAAATAACGAATCACGTCAAAGAAATCCTTCAGTGGTTCGTCAGCTTTTCCGTTAGCATTGTAGTTAATTAAACTGTCAATCAAGTTGCCGCATCGCTCGTGAATGTAGCAACGAGGTTTATTCATTTCATCGATGCTAGCATTGGGATTATAACTGAACCAATCATCCAGTGCACTGATACCCATGTCCTGTGTCCTGCCATCTGATGGGACAAAGACTAAGCCATGATCGTAAAATGTAGTAAATAAGTCGTCATTATTTTCGTTTTCCCGGGCAAAATAACGTGAATCTCCTATCCTTTCGAAGACTTCTACCCCGTGTGATTCCTCTATTCCTAGGAATAAATCAGTGTATCCTTGCACATCGTAGCCTATTTTCTTTGATGCTGGTCCACGTTTCCACTTTGGATCCCCGAACATTGCCCACTCCCCGTATGCATCCCGGTCCGGGAACTCATCGAAGATGTATATCTCCCCGGCTTCGTTGACTGCCGCCCAGATAGCTACACTGTTCCGGGCACCTGCCGGATCCATTACCATATAAATCGTGTAGTCATCGTCATTGATGTCCGGGAACTTCATTCCGTATTTGTTTGGAATGTCGCCAAGAACATTTACCTCAGTCGAGAACAGGGGTAGCAGTGATGTCATTGACTTTACCGGTACACCGTAAGCACGAACTAGGATCTCTTCGTCCGGGCGACCCTTTAAATCTTTGCTTAGACGTTTGTAACCCCCGAATGGATTCTCATCTGAGTGCAGGTAAACTATGCCGGCATCCCGGTTGGGGCTATACTGCCGGATTGGTAGCTGGCGGTTCTTTAATAGACTCGCTTCACGAGTCTCTAGTGTTTCTGCATTGGTGCAATACTCGCTAATGAAAGGTGTGAACCCATCGATAGGAGTAAACCCCAGTATCATCTTTGAATTAAATGTAGCTAAACGGAATCGAAGTGTGTTAACCAAAGCCGCATCACCAAGGTATTCGTCTAGCCATGCCCCCATGTTCAGGTTGTCTGGCTTAGAAGGGAACCCGAATTGCATACCCTCTAGGATGGTTTGGTTATTTGAGAACTGTGTGTAAGTCTTGAAGTCAACCCGGGTCCGGGTATCCGGAAAGATAAACGAGCTTCCGGTAAATCCATTTTGCATAGAGAAGTTAATGTATCCCTCCGTGCTCTTGGTCTTTTTCCGGAACTCCTTGGGCATCATCTCCCACATGGCGGCTTGCTGAACCTTGACGGATGTATCCGCATTCTGTGAGAAACAAACTATGTGACCGTTCATGTTCTCCATGACCGCCTGCATAATTATCTTTGCACACCCGGTAGTCTTCCCGGATCTGTTACCCCCTAGGGTAAGGACCTCGTTGTATTCCTTTAGTCCGTTCCGGATCCTGCCCCAGCCATCTAAGTCAAAGCCGTAGCGAACCGGATCGTTCGTGGCGGCTTCGATCCTGCCCTCGTGAGCACGGTGTAGATCCTCAAGTAGCTTAGGATCTTTCTTTGCTAAGAGTAGAATCTCTTCGTCACTAGGGGCATCTAGTATCGGGTGCGGGGTAAACTCAATCATTCTTCTTCCTCGTCCTCCTCTACCCACTCGAAGTCAAAGTCATCTACATCTAGTTCGTCCCGGACTTCTCTCATTAGCATCTTGCCTATTGGCAAGTTAGTGAAGTCATAATACAAGTCCCCGTCATCATTCATTACTATGAACATATAGTTCGGGAAGTGCTCGGATAAGATAGCCCGAACCTTCTCGTGTATATCCTCATGGTATTCTGAGTTAATCGACATCAATCACTTCCGCTTCTTTTAGTTTCCGGATTCGGTCCTCTGCCGCTTTGGCGGTAGCTTCGTAGTCCTCTTGGGTATATACCTTCCGGTCCTCGGTGATATTGGTTGCCTCACCCCGGGCGGTCAGTGCTTCCCGTGCGGCATTAGCTTTAGCTATTGAAAGTTCTTTTAGATCCCGGAACGTAGCTTCTAATTCCCCGGATTCGAGCCGGTCCCGGACTACCTCAATGAGGTCTTCCTCTAAGCTGGACATATCTAAGTAGTTCTTGGCGGCTATCTTCCCGGACAGTTCCCGGAACTTACCTATGTGGTCTGCATAGTCCGTAAGCACTGAGATGACAGTATGTCTATCGAAGCCATACTTCCTAACTAGCCGGGTCTGACTAGATCCTGTGGCATACAGGTATAGCATCTTAGCTACCCGTTCCGGAGCAAACCTACTTAGACTATTCAGCTTATCTAACTCCTTCTGTTCAGATATGTCCTGAATGGACGT